GTACTCCCGGCCATCGAGAAGCGTTTGGCACGCCTGATGGGTACTTGATCGCCACCGCCACGGATTAACCTGCGTTCGCCCGCCGATAGGGGGGGTCGCGGGTCCTTCCCTGGCGGGGGTCTCCCGCGCGCGCGCGGCAGCCCGGTAAAATGCCAGTGTTATCGCCCCAAATTCACGGTTGACGCCGTTGACGGAAACGACAACCCCGGTTGACACACCGCGAACCGTGATGTGGACCGTCTCGCAAGTGGCGGAGCGTGACGGAGTTACAAAACAGGCCGTCTCAAAAAAGGTTCGCGACCTTGCCGACAGGAATGGTCTTGTCGTCGAGCGTAATCAGCAGGGTCACATCGTCAGGCTGAACGTCGCCGAATACGATCACCTGCGCGGGCGCTACGGTGATCCGTCAAAGGTGCAGGCACCGCGCCGCGAGCCGGACGAAGCCCCGCGCGGCGAATCCTATGATGAGGCGCTGCGGCAAAAGACGTGGCACGACGCCGAGCGCGCCAGGCTTAATCTTGAGGAACTCAAAGGCGAACTGGTCCGCGTCGATGCGATCGTCGACGTGGTCGGTCATTGCGGGGTTGAGATCAGCCGGGTGGTCGATCGGCTGATCAATGACGCCGACGACATCACGTCCGCGATCGCACGCGACGGGGTGCACGGGTGTCGCGTGATCCTGAAATCAATTTCGGCGCGGATGCGCAACGATCTCGCCGCCGCGCTGGCGGCTCTTGCCAATGCCGCGCCGCATCCAACGAATATCGATCATTCAACGACGGCGCCAACCGCCGATGAGGTGCCAGCATCGTGATCCGGAACCGACATGACCGATCATCCCAACGCGCTCGCGCTGATCGCGCGGCGTCTGTCGGATATCGTGCGGCCTCCGGCCCCGATCCGCTTTTCAGAGTGGCTGCCGCGTAACATCGTTCTGGTCGACGGTCCTTCGGCCGGTGAATTGTGGAGCGCCGCCGGCGCTCCCTATCTGGCCGAGATCGCCGATTGCCTGTCGGACGAGCACCCGTGCAATCTGGTGACGGTGCGCAAGTCGCAGCAATCCGGCGCGTCGATCCTGGCGCTCGGGTGGTGCCTTTACATCGCGGATCGTGAACCGGCCAACACGCTCTACGCGGTGCCCGGCATCGATGCGTTGCGCGATTTGAATTCTGGTAAGCTCAATCCGTTGATCGAGGCGTGGCAGAAACAGACGCGGCGCGACGGGCGCGGCGATAATCCGCCGCCGGTGATTGTGCCGCAGACGTCGCGGTCGGGTTACGGCTCGACGACCTACGAGAAAGTGTTTACCGGCGGGCGGCTGTGGCTTGCCAATGCCAACACGGTGATGGACCTGTCGTCCAAGACCGTGAAAAAGGGAATCAAGGACGAGCTTTCCAAGTGGCAGGAAATTCCCGGCTTTGGTGATCCGGAAACCCTGTTCTTCGGTCGCTTCACCGCCTTCCGCCGTTCGAAGGCTTACAAGATTCTGGAAATCTCGACGCCAGAGGTCGACACCGGAGATGCCGCGGGCGAAACCGAGGGGCACTGCCGGATCGATCGCTCGTTCCGAAAATCGGATCAGCGGTTCTGGAACTGTCAGTGTCCGGAATGCGGGCAACTCTTTGTCCACTCCTTCGGGCGGCTGGCTATCGACAAGGCGCATCCGCATCGCACGGTCTACATGTGCGATTGCGGTCATGCGATTACCGAGACCGAGCGCGTCGCGGCGGTCCGTGCCGGTGAATGGTCGGCGAAGTTTCCGGACGATCCGGCGCGCCATCCGGGTTTCCACATCGACGCCTTCATCTCGTTGATGATGAGCTACGAGGCGATCGCCGAGGACGCGATCAACGCCGAGAAAAGCGAATCCTCGCGCAAGGATTTTTCCAACCTCGTGCTCGGGTTGCCGTACCGGTTCCGCGGCGACGCGCCGGACCACATGCGGCTGATGGAGCGCCGGGAGGATTACCGTCGGGCTCACATTCCGCCCGGCGCGCTGCTGGTCTCGGTGGCCTGCGACGTGCAGATGCGCGGCATCTATTTCGAGGTTCTCGCGGTCGCGCCTGACCGGCGGACATGGGTGATCGACGCCGGCTATCTCGACGGCGAGACGACCGACCACGATTCCGGCGCGTTCGTCGAGTTGACGGATCTCTATCATCGCAAATGGCCGGATGCGTTCGGCAACGCTTGGCGCGCCGACGAATTCGGCATCGACGCGAACTATCATACCGGCGCGGTCTACGAATGGACGCGCCGCCATCCCGGTACAAAGGCGCTGCAGGGCCGCGATGGATGGGGCAGGCCGGCGCTCGGCGTCGCCACCGATCAGGATGTCGATTACAAGGGCAAGAAGATCAAGGGTGGCGCGAAACTACGCGGCGTCGGCACATGGCCGCTGAAATCGACCTTCTACGCCTATCTCGGGCTGACCGCGAAGGCGGACGGCACCGATCTTATTTACCCGCATGGCTTCTGCCACTTCGGATCGTTTCTTGACGAGACCTACTTCAAGCAGATCACGTCGGAATACCTCGCCGAGGAAAAGGTCCGGGGTCGAAAATCGCAAGTCTGGAAAATTCGCGGTCACGCCGAGAACCATTTTCTCGACTGCCGCATCTACAACATGGCGCTGATCGACCCCTACCTCGCGTCGTTCACGCCGGATGATTGGGCCGCGCGCGCCGCGGAGCGCGGGCTGCCGCAGGATATGAGAACGCCGGATTTGTTTACGCCGCGGCCGTTCGGCCGGGAGGCAAAAACACCGGCCGACGACCATGAACGTCCGCGCGATCCGTTCGCGCAGCTTGCCGAAATCAACAGGGGGATGTGATGGCGAACGCGATCCCGCTCATTGTTGCGGTGCTTGCGGCGGCGGTTTTCACGTTCATCGCCGTTCGCGCCGACCAAAATCGGAGGGGCCCGTGACACTCGCGGAAAAACTGGCATCGGCGGAGACCGCTCTGCATAGTCTCATCACCGGAACGCTCGCTGTCGAGGTCGATACCGGTGATTTCCGGACGCGCTTCACCCAGGCGGACGTCGCGAAGTTGCAGGCCTATATCGGCCAGTTGAAACAGGAAATCGCAGGCCAGCCGGTTCGCGGCGCCATCGGCATCTATTTCTGACGCTCAATCCAGTCCGCATCCCGTGTCATGGGCGGCTGTCGTACCCGCCCGGCCCCATACGCGCGCAATTGTGACTTCGTCACAAGCGCTCAACCGTCGTGGCCAGATGCTGGATGCGTGAGCCGCGGGCGACGCGGTCGCCTCCGGATGGAGGCCGCGCGCGAGAGGTTGAGGCATTCCGCGCCTCTCTCGCGTTCTATTTTGAAGGCAGGTTGCTCATGAACGCGCAAGTCGTCGACGCGCAAGGCTTCAACGCGCAGGTCTTCGGTCCGGACGGGGATCCGATCCCGTCATCGGCGATCGCCGCCGTGCGCGCGAGCGCGTCGTGGGAAAACCCGGCCTATCGCGCCGCCAGCCTGCACGCGCAGGACATGGCGGCGTGGCGTCCGCAATCGGCGTCGGCGGATTCCGCCGTGCTGCCGGACCGCGAAATCATCAACGCCCGCGCGCAGGACCTGGTGCGCAACGATCCGCACGCGGCGGCCGGTGTTACCCGGCTGGTCGACATGCTGATCGGCGCCGGTCTGTTGCTCTCGGCCAAGCCCGACGCCCGCGCGCTCGGTCTCGATCCGTCGACCGAGCAAGGCCGCGCGATCGCGCGCCAGCTCGGCGACATGATCGAAAGTGAATTCCGTATTTTCTCCGAGGATCCGCTCAAGCGCTCCGATGCGCAGAGGCGTCTGTCGCTCAACGGCATGTGGCGCCTGCTCGCCCGCACATGGGTGACAAGCGGCGAGTGCGCCGCGTTCATGACGTGGAAAAAGGGCTGGCGTTATGCCACGGCTCTGCGTGTGGTCGATCCCGACCGCCTGTCGAATCCGAACGGCCTGCCGCCGTCGCAGCGCCTGCGCGGCGGCATCGAGTTCGACGGCGACGGCGCGCCGATCGCCTATCATGTGCGCAACGCGCATGCCGCGGACTGGTATGCCTCGCCGCAAAACGCGACATGGACGCGCATTCCGCGCGCGACATCGTGGGGGCGGCCGGTTTTCGTTCACGGTTTTGAGCCGGATCGTGCCGATCAATCGCGCGGCGTCACGCTGTTTGCGTCGCTGATGTCGCGGTTGCGCATGATCGGCAAATTCGCCGACAACGAATTGGCCGCGGCAGCCGTCAACGCGCTGTTTGCGGCTTTTGTCAAATCGAACATGTCGATCGAGGCGGCGACCCAGGCGTTCACGCCGCAGACCGCGACGTTCGCCGACAAGCGGATCGACTACTGGAAGAAATATCCGCCGATGCTCGGCGGTGTGCGCATTCCGGTGCTGCCGCTCGGCGACGAGATCCAGATCAATTCCTCGCCGCGGCAGACGACCGCCTATCCGATGTTTCAGGCGGCGTTTCTGCAATCGATCGCCTCGGCGCTCGGAATTTCTTACGAGCAACTGTCGATGGACTGGTCGAAGACCAATTACTCGTCGGCGCGCGCCGCCCTCAACGAGGTGTGGCGACACGTTCAGTCGGTGCTCGCCGCGTTCATCGAGCAGGTTGTCACGCCGGTCTATTTCGCCGTGATGGAGGAAGCCTTCGATCGTGGCTACATCGTGCCGCCGAAGGGGGCACCGGACTTCTGGGAAATTCCCGCCGCCTATCTGCGCGCCCGTTGGATCGGCCCCGGCCGCGGTTATGTCGATCCGGTCAAGGAAGCGAACGCCGCGACGACCCGCATGGGCGCGTTGATGTCGACGCTCGAAGACGAATGCGCCGCGCAGGGCCTCGATTTCGAGGCG